GCGATCTTCAGTGCCTTGAGCACGTCCGGGTTCTGCACGCCGCCGCCAACGCGCTTGGTCGTGTAGAACTGCACGAATGGCTTGTTGGTGAACGGATCGCGCAGCACGCGCACGCCGGTGCGGTCGATGATCAGATAGCCGCGCTTGAAGTCGCCGAACAGGACCGGGGTCGAGTTCGCTGCAACGTCAGGCATGCCGGGCATGTCGATGATCGGGTAGTCCGCCAGCGTCGCAGGCTGGCCAGCCTGGAACGAAGGCTGCCACAGGTAGTTGCCTTGGCCGTCCTTCAGCTTGCGATACGCCTTCTGCGTGTTGCGGTTCATCATGAACTTCGCTTCGCCGGTGTACTCGTTCGGCAGTTCGAAGATCAGGTCGAGAACGCTGTCGGCCGTGATCCCGCCGGCGGCGCCCGAGTTCACCGTGGCAATGGCGCCCCACGGGTGGACCGCCGCACTGGTGCCGCCGGCCACGTAAGTCAGGATGCCGCGCGGCTTGTCGACACCATTGCCGCTCAGGAACGCCAGGCCTTCCTGGTACGCAAATTCGGTTTCGACTTCACCAGCCAGCCACGCTTCGAGGTTGACTTCAGCATCATCGAGCATGCCCTGGGTCGCAGCCGGGTTGGCATAGATCTCGCCGGTGGTGAAGGTCAGCGGGCTGAAGGTCGGCGTGTTGGTCTGCGGACGAGCGGCGGTTTCGCCGACCCAGCCGGAAGTGGCGCCGCGGTTGTTGAACAGCTTGCTGAAGCCGGCGCCGGAGATCGACTGCACCGTGGCAATAGCACGCATCGGCGACACCTTGACCAGGCGATCGGTGATGGTGCGATCCCATTCCACCGGCGCCAGATAGCCGCCTTCAGTTGCGACGCCCTTGTTCAGCGAAGCCTGCACGTCGCCGCGCTGCATGTGAGCCTGGAAGGCTGCGTTGTATTCCTTGTCCTTGACCGGGCGGCCCGAGGCGCCGCCCATCTCGACGGCCGCCATCTTGGTGTTGGCAGCATCGACTGCGGCCTGCAGATCAGCGATGTTCGAATTGATCTGGTCGACCTTCAACGCCTGGAACGAGTCGGCCTGCCCCTTCTTGATGTCGTCCAGCTGTTTGGTGTGCTCGGTCTTGAACGTGGCGAACGCGTTGTTCAGGGCATCGACAGCCGCCTTGACATCGAGGTCCGCGCGCACGCTGACGATGCCGCGGGTGACGCCAGCCTCGGCGGCGGCCATGCCCGTGATCAGGGCGGAGGCGATCATCGCGAACGCCATGGATTGCTTTTTCATTGTGTGCCTTTCAGATTATTCAGGAGGTTTTGCAGGGATGCTGCGACTTCAGGACCAGCGCTCGGCGTGGTCGGATTTTCAGCAGCGCCCGGCGTGCCAGAAAATAGGGATCGGAGGGTGTCGCGGCGCACCGAGCGGGAATGCCCCGCGCGCGCCATCGACGCCTCGACGAGCGCCAGGGTCTTCTTGTTCCCCTGCGCTTTCGTGTCGTGAGTGATGCTGGAGCGGTCGACCATGCCGGTAGCAAAACCATCCTTGATGGCTTGACTGGCGCTGATCCAGGTTTCGTCGTCCATCATCGCGGCCGCTTCCTTGACCGACTTGCCCGACCGTGCGGCGTAGACTTCGGCCATGGCCTCGTCGAATGGCGCCAGCTGCTCGGATGCGGCTTTCATGTCGTGGCGGTTGCCGACTGCGACCGCCCAGGCGTTGTGGATCATCAGGAAGGAACCGTCGCCCATCAGGATATCGTCGCCGGCCATGGCAATGACCGACGCAGCCGAAGCGGCCAGGCCCATCACTTGGACGGTGACCTTGGCCTTGTGCTGGCGCAGCAGGTTGTAGATGGCCACGCCTTCGAAGAAGTCTCCGCCCGGCGAGTTCAGGTTCACGACCACATCGCGCTCGCCGATCGTGCGCAGGATGCCGGCCGCGCGGCTGGCGGTGAAGCCCGAGCCGTCCCACGACGCGCCGATCTGTTCGTAGATCGAGATCGATGCAGCACCCTCGACAGCCGCGCTGACGCCCGGCTCCCAGCGCTCGAGCGCCTCAGGGCGCATGTCGAACTGCGCGGCGCCAATGCGGGCATCCGCCTTGATTTCAGGTAGTTGGAGCAGGGACATTCGTATTCCTTGTGAGGGTGCTCGCGAGAGACTCGGCTGCCGGGTCGTTCGATTTTGGTAGGTCAAGCCGGTCACGCACTTCGTTCTGGCTCATGAACGGCTTGCTGCCGCCCGAGCCCATGGCCTTGGCGAAGAAGTCGGCCTGATCCTTGAGCGTGCCGCGCAGCAGCGCGTGCTCATTGAACTTGGCGTAGTACAGATCGCGCTCAGCATCACTGAGCAGCTTCAGGGCGATCTCGTCTTCCCAGATCGTGAACCAGTGCTGCAGCCCGTACTGCACGAAGAAGATGCCGAGCTGCTCGATGCCGCTTCCCCAGGACGTGTCGTCCATCATCAGCAGAGGGCGTGGCACGCCGAAGGCGCGCGCGACCTCTTCGATTTGGTGATTCCGGCCCTCTTGCAGCTGTGAGTCGTTCGCCGTGTTCGCCCACTTATCGGCCTTGATCCCGTCCTCCAGCACCATCCACTTGTGGGCATGCTCAGTGCCAGCGTAACGGGACTCCAGGCTGTCTTGAATGTTCTTAATCTGCTGCGGGTTTAGCTTGGTCGGGTAGGACAGCGCGCCGCCGGCCATGACGCCATTCTTGAAAATACGGGCTGCGGCTTTCTGGGCCTGCAGCGCAAGGCCGATCGACTCGCGCGCTTTTTGCACGCGTGAAAGTCCGACCAAGCCGTGATCGTCATCAGCCAGGTCGGCAAGGTGAAAAATGTCGCGGGCGGCCAGGGTCACCACGCCGCCGTCAGGGCGCTGCACCTCATAGCGCACGGTGAAGTCGTCGTTCAACTTCGGGGTCACTTTGCGTGGATCCAGCGGGATCAGCCGCACGACCGTATTGCCGCGCCAGATCACACGAGCGTACGCGTTGCCGTAGACCAGCGCACGAAGCTGCATCGTGCTCTTGAACTTGTAGGCACCCTGGTACTCGTTCGGCTTCTGCTTCAATACCCGGTACAGCGAGTGGTCAACGGCATAGGCTTTTTCATCGCCACGCTTTGTCAGGTTCAGCGGCAGCATGCCAATTGATTCTGAGACCAGGCTCACGCATCGCAGCACCGCCATGTTTTCGAGCGCCCTCGATGCCGTGACGTACTCACCGCTGGCAGTCTCGCTGCCGCGCATGAAGTCCATTAGGTCGGCACTGGTCAGGGATGCGAACGCCTGCCCTTCGGGACGCGCCTGCGCCTCCGGCCCGCCGACGCTCTCTACTCCCGACGCGGCGGCTTGGCTGGCAGGCGCAAATGGCCAGAGCCGATCAAAAATTCCCATTGGGTTCCTTAAAACATGAGGATGCCGCGCTCGTTGTATGCCGATTCGACGGCAGCGGGATTGAGTGCCATCAGGGAAACGGCGCAGAACGTGGACATGAGCGGGTCAATCTTGGCTTTGCCAGATGCCTGCTTGGTGATCAGAATGGCATTGCCCTTGTCTTCAATCCGAGCGTTACCGACGCACCAGGCCATCATCGGACGGCCGCCGTGTAGCATCTCGCCACCGGCCACCTTCCGCTCGGTATCCTTGATCGACCCGTTCAGTTTGTAGCCCTGCGAGATCGCGACAATGTGCTTCATCTCGATGCCGCGCTTTTCGGTAATCAGCTCGTCAACGATTGCGCCAATGCCCGAGGCGTCAACGCCGATGCTCTTTTCTTCCGGGAGTAGGCCCGACTCGTCAACCTTGCAGATGATGTCGCACACAGCCATGACGTCATCACCCGGGCGCTCAACAATCGTAAGATCGCCCTGCTTCTGGAAGTCGAGTAGTCGTGGCGCAATCTCCTTGCGGCGATCGAGCGCAATCTCATGCGCCCACGCGTGGCACCACAGCAGCCACTTTCCAGTTTCACGCTCGCGCCCAAGAACAGAAAGGCCAAGCAAGTCGTCCAGGCCGCCGCCGTCGATGCCCACGACAGCGACCTCGCACCGCTCGATCAGGGTGTCCAAGGTCAGCGTGTTGTCGCCTGCGGCTTCCCAGAACTCGGCTCCACTCCACCGGTCCGAGCGGAGATTCAGACCGATCTCGATGTTCAGGTGCTTGGCACGGACGTCGCGAACAGCGTGCTCACCCGCCTCTTTCGCTTCCAGCAGCTTCTGCTCGATCACTTCCGCATCCACCGAGATACCCCAGTTCGGGTTCGTGATATAGGCGTTGTCGAGATCCTCGTACGCTTTGCTTTTCAGCATGTGGTCCGGGAACTCGTAGATGATCGGCAGGAACCTGGGGTCCTTGACCTTGCCGTCGCGCACCTTCCGTGCATAGCTGAGCTTGTCCAGGAACACACCCGCTGGAGGTTCCGCCGACTGCGTCGTGCAGTAGAAGACGAAGCCTTCAGGGCGAGACGTAATGCCGCCGGTCGCCTCGGTTAGCATTGCTGCCGCTTTGCTGTTTTTTCCGAACTCGTGCAGCTCGTCGATGAAGACGCCGATCGCTTTCTTGCCGGTCACGGTCGCCGAGTCCGCAGCGACAACTTTCAGCGTCGCGCGAGTGAGTCGGCAGGTGACAGTCTTGATGTGCTGCTGCTCGTGGAACCGGTCGTTCAGCTCATCGTCAGCAAGAATCATCTCGCGGATTGGCTTGTACGCGTTGTCGGCCGCTTCCTTCGTCGGCGCCAGGATGATGAACTCGCCAGCCTGGCGGGTGTTGAGGATCAAGGCGGTCAGCATCACGCCGGCCGCGATCATCGACTTGCCGTTCTTTTTGGAGACCATCAGGAAATAGTTCGTGATGAGTCGCCGCTTGCGCTTGCGGTCGTAGCAGCCGAATAGCGCCTCGACGAGATCGATCACCCACGGCTCGCACGCCTCGCCCATTGTCGGGCTGCCGTCGGCATCGACCATGCGCAGGGCCGAGAACACGCTCAGCGCATCCTCAGCCTCTTCGGGGAAAAGCGGCTTGACCGGCACCATCGACTGGCGCTCGACAATGCGGCTTTCCCAGTCGGGTAGCGCGGTCGTCCAAGTTGTCATGACACGACCCTCAAGCCAAAGCGTCCAGTGCCGGCCGCCTTCGCCGCCGCATCCTTCTCATCTTTCTTGCCGCCCTCGCCCAGCTTCTTATGCTTGAAGGGCAACATAGCCTTGGCTGCATCGATCCTCAGCCGCAGATCGGCTGCCGGCTCGTTCATGACCTTCGTGAGAAATTCGACGGGGTCCGCAGTTGGCGGGATGTCGAACGCATCGTCGGCCGGGCCCGGCGCCTGCGGCGCCCGTGCGCCGGCCGATGCAGGCATCTGGCGGCGCTGATCGAGGTACGCTTTAACATCCGGGTCTTTAACAATTCGTGACCCGGCTGCTGATGCTGTTTTCTCGCTGAAACCGGCACTGATTGCCGCATCCTTATTGGAGAGCCCGGCCAAAACGGCATCGGCGAAGGCTCGCTTTTTGCCTGTTAAAGCCATTAACAAACTCCTTGAAGGGGACTTTTATCTCTACGTGAGGAACTAGTCGGTGTCTGACCAAACAGACTCCAGACTTTCGATGCCCCCCCCCTTATGGGCAGCGCACCGACCGCGTGGGTGGAGGCTGCGGCGCGAGTGTCGGAGCGCGATGATCGACAGCGAGGCACACTGGCGTGATGCTGTCGGGGGTGGTCGAGTAACCCTGACGCAGCACTGTCATCGCAAGCCCGCCCGACAGCACCAACACCTTGACGTCAGCCCACAGCGGTCGCCGCACCATCGCCCGGATCTGATCCACCTGGTCGCGCGTCAGATGGCTCTCGGTTGAGATTACGATCGCATCACCGGGCTGCAACGTCAGCCGCGCCACCTGCGCTTCAATATCCGGCACCGCGCTGCTTGGCTTCGATCGCTGTTTTGCGATCGTGGCAAGGTATGCAAAGAGTTTCTTTATTGCTGTCATCATCACTGCCTCCAGCCCACAAGGGCTTGATGTGGTCGACCGGATGGCCGATGGTTGTGCGACCCTGCCGCTTGCACTCTTGGCACAGGCTGCAGTCGCGTGCGCGGATGCGCTTGCGATCCAGCACGCCGGCATAGCCGCGCTTGCGCTCGACCACGACACCAGGGCGTGCGGCCAGGGTGGCGACCC